GTTGACTCCAATATCAGATAGATAAGACGCCGTGTTCGGCGCCACTGACACCGGTGTATCCGGTGCAGTGTTCGGGTTATCAACATAATTGGAGCCATTGGTATGCCATATGGAATTGATGTCAGTAGGCATGTGCAAAACGTCAACTTTAGTTGCGGGCATCCGCATGACTGATTGTGAGGTTTCCAATATGTTCTGCACACTGGCTGGGAGGCCACCGGTTGAGTAGATAAGAGACGATGGATCAATGTTTGTGTTAACCCCAATTTCGCCGGCGCAATTCATCGTCGTGCCAGTGTATAGGACTGCTGCACAAGCAGCGAGAGTTCTTGCACTTTCCGCACTGCTCCCGATAAATCGGTAAGCTGGGTCAGCAATACGGTATGCTGTGTTGCTCCCTGGGTTGTTGGCTGACCCGAAAGGACTGCCAACTGCGTTCTGCGGCTGAGTGCTAATGTCTGTATATTCCCATACAAAAGCGCTTCCAGTGCCAGCAGAGTCGAAGCAGTGGTAATCAGGGAACCAAACAAAGTATCCATTGTTTCGAGAAGAGATTGAGTGGAGGGTAATCCTGGTCCTAAGTCGGGTAATGTAACCTGATGGTCCAGCCCCAATAGGGCCGGGTACAAGGGCGGCGTTGCAGGGGTCGAGGATGAGTTTTCGTAAGTCGGTGGTTGGCCGGCTTCCGAAACCTCCCTTGGGCATACGGACTCGATACCCGCCCTGCGCTTGGACCATAGATGAACCATTCTTTACAACTAAGGACTGTGATTGTTTCTTCGTTTTCTTCTTGTTTGTCTTCTTGGCTTGTTGTTGCTTTGCCATGAAGTGTGCGTCGTGTGCAGTGTGTGCAGTGACGTGCGGAGAGTAGTCTGTGGGAAAGTCTACCTTGGCCCAAACTCGAAGGTTGGCATTGCCTTAATCGACGTTTCAAATTCCAGTTGCATGCTAGGTGGAATTCCATACGCCAGAAAGAAGGATACCCTTGACCTTTCAGTTATGGGCCGGTAGGCTTGGGTGATATCACCCGCGAACCGCACCAGACCGGACTGTTCGAGTTCATCACCTTTATATGTTCCTTTTCCATGATGGTTGGCATATAATTGGTAATACTCTTGCAACATAGGTATACCAGCAGTCAAGCTCAGCCCCCCCAGGCCAACAGTTGAACACCAGATCCTAAATTGCTCTTCGTTATGAAACTTAGTCATTTTTATAGCGTCTTTTTCAACTACAGACAACGGGTTGCGGCACATAACATACTCGCTACCATCCCACACGGGTTGACACTGGCAAAACTCAATCCGTTCGAAAGTGTGGGTAGGCGCTTCAGCGACCATCGTGAACCCAAATCTGAGAAAGTGACGCGGCACCAATTGGTCAAACTTTCTTCGCAACTTGGATTCGGTAATGACTACGCAGTCGTCCCCGTTGTTGACGAGTCGGAATGGCAAGTTGGGGTGGAGATCTCGGAAGTTCAGCCAAAGCATGCACATGATTAGGCAGTTGCCTAATCCCGTGTTCATGTCCCCGCTGCAACGTCCTCCGGATTTCGTGAACTTGATAGTGCCTTGGTGATGCCTGGCAACGTACCTATTGCGGAGCTGATGTTTCAACAGCCTTCGCAACTCTGGATACTTGCCTAGAAATATACTATCGTAGATCTTATGTTCAAACTTCAAGGCGTCAACAGATACATGTTGATCGAACCGAGAAGCGTCATATCCCAGGGCTACCGCCGAATGCGTGTTGTCCCAATGTCCACGTAGTAAGGCACCAACCTGCTTGAAGTTCTTACCTTTCGCCATGACTTCATAACCGAACAGTCTGTTAATATCCTCATATAACCTATGCTCAACAGCTTTGGTATACCTACCAAGAGCGAAATTGAACACGGGGGAACGCGGGCTTATAACGCGTTGAACAGGATCGGGTTTCCTGCGGATATTTAACTTTTCTCTCTTCCCGAACAACGATACGACTGAATGGTGTCTTCGGAGTCCACATCTTAAAAACTCCTCAGAGGCTTGCTGAGCGATCGTCCTTCTGCGGCCTTTGTAGGTGTCTACAAACTCCTCACTAGTGAGGGGAAGCGGCTCCAGAGCGGGATCAGCAAACCTTAGCACGAGATAGTTCAGTTTATCGTAAGCCCCAGGTGTAGGTAAGGGGGGAATCGATTTTCCATTATCGACGCGAAACACACGTTCATTGACACCACGTACAAGATGTTCTATATCTTGGTTGTGAATGACCATGTCATCGCTAGCGGCAGGGAAGCCTGTCACCCGGTAAGCAGGCGCCGCTTTGGGGGCAAGACCGTTGAGAACCACTTTCACACTTGGGTCGAGACGCCTACGATCATATTTCTTGGCTCTCAGTGTGGGGATCTCAACGAGTCTTGCTCAGTGTTGTTCTGGAGAGAGAACGTACGAACGCAGCGACTCAATAGTCTTTGCGTTCTCGCGCTCAACAACACTATAACCCATTATGTGCCAAACTGGTACCCGGGTTATAAGGGCACCACGATCTTTAACGCGAACGGATCGGAGGATGCTATGAACGGCCTTAAGATCCTCTGGAGCAGACTCGGGATCGGGCCAGTTGTTAGCAAAGCCGTTACGCGCCCACTGCATGGCAGCAGTGGCGTTCATGCGGGTTCCAGGTAGCCCAGCAAACTGGGCGGAAACTACCGCACGCAGGGCCTCTGAGGAGGCATTGTGGATATCGGAGACACGTGCACGGCCCTGTCGCGCACGATCCACAGAGGCATCACCTTTGGCTACTCTGTCACCAATGTAACGCTTGACACAATTAATTTCCTTGTCATAGACAAGGTTATTATCGCAAAGCGCACGGGCGGTGATCTCC